AGGTTGATAGTATTTCGCTAATCATAATTGAGGTTTTTCCACCGCCTAAGTATTGTGGTACTTGAACTGTGTAATCTGGGATGCGTTCGCCGAAGATAGAGTGTATTTGTTCTCTGTAACGTGAACCAGCGCGTGCCATGACTTCTAACCAGCGTTGTAGTGCTGTTGCTTTTCGTAGTTCGTTGATTGTAACTGCTTGCATCTCTCCTGCTAGATATGCGTTTTCAATTGTATTGTTTGCTGTTAATGATATTTGTGCACTTGAATTACCTGTACCATTTATATCAAGTTCCGCATTTATGGGTACTAGTCCACCATCTGATGGATATATAGAGTCAATTTGTACTGTACCAAGTGGTAGTTCTACTTCTGGACCTCGTTGTAAGAATGGTAATGCTGATGTAAAATAATCTTTTTCCCAGTTTGATTGCCTTAATCTTAATGTGTCTCCTTTTTCTGTACCTGTTACATAACCGCTTGTTCTGTGTTGTTCGTATTCTGTACCGACATTTTGGTCACGAAAATATTCGTGATATATTAATTGGTATGCTCTTGCTGGTAGTACTGATAAGTCAAATTTATTATCTACTAATTGCAGGTTTCCTGTTAATGCACCAGCTTTTCTTTTATCTGAATTATCTTGTCCTTGACATGATGACCATATTGGAGGAACTCCCATATAATCTAGTAATTGTCCTTTTCCTAAGAAATTATCTGCGTTGTATTGGTCTATTTTTATACGTGGATAGGAGGGAAGATCGTTGCCCGTTTCGCCTCCTGTAATGAAATCTTTCCATTCGTCCCATACTAAACGATAAGGAACAAAGAAATAATCTAATTTAAAATCGATATTGTGCATCATTGGTGCTAATAGTGGACTAAATCTAACTAATTGTTGTGTGTCTACTTGAAAACTATCACCTGGTATAACATCTTGTATAAATGCTGGGTATAATGTACCCATGTTTCCTGTCATTTTAACCTCTCGTGATAAATCGAATTTATTTTTACGTGGTTTGTTTGTTTGTATATTCATTTTATATTTTATCTGTGTTGTTTATTGTGTTTAATCTTCTTTGTAAGTCGTCTTTTATTGATTTGGTATATTTTAAATAATCGTTATTGAAGTGTTTTTTTAATTTTTCTTTGTAATCTTTTTCCTGTTTGTTTTGATATTGTTCGAAGTTTTTTAATGATAAAGCTATTCTATCTTCTTTGTCTGTAAATAGTCTTTTTATATAAGCTTTTGGTAATCTTCTTAGATTGCCGTTTTGGTCTGCTGTTTCTAATGTTTCGTTTTCTATGTGATGTGTTCCGTAATTATTTAAGTATGCTTGTCCGATAATTGGTTTTTTACTCATTAATGAGTATGGTTTTTCTCTTGTATCTTTTATGTTAAAGTGTTTAAACATATATTTTGCAGTATAATTAATACGTGCACTATTTAATTCTGCTATTTGTGTGAACCCTTTTTTCCATTTATTATCTAATTGTGCAATATTATCTACATCAAAGTTGAATAATATAATGTGATAATGTGGTCTATGTGTTTTTTCTCCGTATTCTGCACATGCGTAATACCGTATTTTTTTGGGTATAACTGCTTTACCTTTATAGAATTTAGTTTGTGCATGTCGTATACGTTTTATGTAGTCTTGTACATCTTTTCTGTTTAATGTTGGTTTTTCTGTGTAAACTTTTTCTTTCCAACGTTTGACTACTTTTTTCTTTTTTGTTGTTGAATTTGTTTCGTGTAAATATTTGTTTTGCCAGTAGTGATATGGCAAGTGTATATCTTCGTATGTTAATGTGATAAAGAATGCGCTATCGCTGAATAAATATTCGTGTTCTAATCTTAATGACCATTCGTTTCTGCGTCTTTTTTTACATGGTAGACACTTCCCGCACCTTACGGGAAAGTCTACGTCTTTTATTTTTAATGTGTTTACGCATTGTGTTCCTACTATATCTGGAACTAATGTGCCGTTGTGATTATATTTGAATTGCATTTTAAGACATTCTTATTCCGCCTCTTTTGGCAAGAATGTATCTGCTATTTCTTTTGCTTTTGTATTTACGATTTGTTCTGTATCTGTTCATTTTATTAATTTTTAATTGTTGTGTTAAAGAATTTTTGTAATGCTTTTGTTTTTTCTGCATCAGATAATTTGTCCCATGGGATTTTTTTTGATAAACCTCTAGGTAAATAGGTTGATATAAGATTTATTAATGATGGTGCTAATGTTTGTATACCTTTAAGTAGTATTAGATTGTTAATCTTTTTTACTGCTTCTTCTCTACCTGATGATGTGTTAATGTTTATTCCTAATGTTTTGGCAATATTACCTAGTATATCGCCTTTTAACATTCCTGTGTCTTTTTGATGTTTAATTGTTTGCTCTATTAATTGTGCTTCTTTATCTATTTTTGCTGTTCCAGATGTAATATTTGATAATTCTGCTTGTACAAGTTGATTAGTTCTATTACTTGTTGATTTTAGATTTTCTGCATTTGCTAGTTTTTGAATTGCTTCTGCTCTTAATACTGCTTTTTGTTCTTGTAATATATCTACTTGTGTACCTGCTGCTGCTGCTTGAGCTACATTTGCGCCTATATTTTCTGTTTGTGGTTGTTGATAACCTTGTACTTTTTCTGCGTTACCTACATTGCCTTGTCCGTACATTAATGCTGGGTTTAAACCAGCTTTTTTTAATCTTTCCATTTGCATTGCTGGTGTGTTATATGCGTTTTGTTTGTTCCACATATCTTCGTTCCACTTGCGTTGTTCTCGTGACTCTCTGCGTCTTGACTTATTGTTAAATATACCGCCTACTAATGCTGCGCCCGCGCCTAATGCTGCTCCTACCATATTATCCTATTTTATTGTCGCCGTCTAAATCGGCTTGTATTAATGTTTCAATTTTTTTAATAAGTATTGACAATACTTTTGTTGCTACTTTTTCGATGATTTTTTTTATCATTATGTTCTTCTTTAATTGTTATTGTATTGTTTGTTTCTCTAAATATTAAGCTTTCGAGTATTTCTACTGATGCTCTTGATGCCCATATTTGATTGGGTATTTCGTCTGTTTTATTTATTAGTCCGATTGCGATGCAGCCAGTAAGATCGTTAGAACGATTACCAGCGTGAATTCTGATGCCTGTTCTTCCAGTAACTCCCATAAGTTGTAGAGTTTCATACTTAAACCTAGGGCTGAAAGTGTAGCGGAGAGAATAAGTACCTTTTTGAATTTTGTGTTCCGCATTTTCTAATGTTGAGAAATAGAATTTACCGTGATTTAATGAATGAACTTCTAGTATTCCATATATTGAATTACTTTGTCCATATTTTTTTCGTGTTAACGTGATAGATTTTATAAGCATATTATGATATTCGTAATGTGTTTTATCTATTGTTTATTTATCTACCTCTGGTTTGAATGATAATTTATGGTATGTTAAGAAGTAGAGAACATACCTTTTTAATGATATTGATGCTAATTTAATAATTATTTTCGGTCTACCCTACTCTATTTTATTTTTTTTTGATTTTTTTACCTCACTAGTGGTTAGTTTTGGTAAGTTTTTGGGGTCGCTTCGCTCTTTTTTTAGTGACTTGTGGTCACTAGGACATATAATATCAATTAGGTTATATGTCCTTTTACTTACGTGTATAAAAAAAGGGGCGGATGCCCCTTTTTAAAACCTGTTTTCGACTTTTTATTTACTCCTCTGTTGTTGTCGTTTCGGTTTGTGGTTGATTTGCAGCTTGTGCTGCTGCTATTGCTGCTGCTTTTTCTGCTTCGTGGTCTTTAATTTGTGCTTTTAAATTATTGACTTTAGTATTCATTTCTGATAGATATTGTAGTTTTTCTGTTGGTTCCATATCTTGAATTTTATTAAGCGGTTCTGATGATAATGTTGCTTGTTCTTCATAGTATGGTGTTTTATAATTGTCGTATGACATACCATTTGTATTCCTGAATAAGATATCTCTTATTGACATTGATTGATTGGGTTTAGTTAATTTATCGCCTTCGTTTTTTTCGGCTTTAATTTTTTGATAATCCCATTTGTTTTTTATGTATTTATTTTTGCTCATCTGATTGTAGTTTTGTTGTTAATAGTTGATTTAAACGTTGTACCTCTCTGTATAATAATGCTAATGCTGAACCATTTTCGTAAACCATTTCTTTTGTTGTATGTTTTCCCATATAATTGGTTTTATGGTCTTGCCATTTATCCTTAAACGTTTTTTCGTCTTTTTGATATGCTGCTTCTGTACCAGCTATGATATTATTGTTTGTGTCTTTTACTAACTTCATTATATATATTTATTATGTTAAACTAGGGTTTGAGTGATAGGGGATTGGTCTTAGAGCGTTTACTCTATGATTGAGGTTCATCCAAATTTTATGTTCGCTGTCGTCTGTAACTGCGAATATTCTATCGTCTGGGTAACATCCTACAAAGCTTTGATTAAGTGTTGGATGATTTTCAAATCGTCTTGATAATTCCCAGTAATTTAGTGTATCTCTGAAATCTCCTGCTACTCTGTTTAGTGAATATTTATATTCTGCATATCGTTGTTGGTATCCAAAGACATCATTGTCTTCTGGTGTGCCTTTTAAGAATAACTCTTTATTTAATACCTCTTGTTCTCCTAAGTTTGCAAATTGTGGGAAGTAGTGGTCGAATTTATCGAATTTTTGCCAGAATTTTGATAGTCCTTGTACGTATGATGATTTTGGTATTACTCGTGCTAAACCTAGTATAATTCCATGTTCATCGAATGATTGTTTGAAACCTATTCCTTGTCCTAATCCGATTGCGTGTCCTGTCATATCGCCCTGTGGTTTGTCTGAAGTTGTACTGCTATCTGTATAGGTTGATAGTATTTCGCTAATCATAATTGATGTTTTTCCACCGCCTAAGTATTGTGGTACTTGAACTGTGTAATCTGGGATGCGTTCGCCGAAGATAGAGTGTATTTGTTCTCTGTAACGTGAACCAGCGCGTGCCATGACTTCTAACCAGCGTTGT